GAAGAGATGGACTTTCTTGTAAGTAATGAAAGACGAAATAAATTTATTCGTAATCTTGCAGTAAAATCTGAGGGTAATACTTTAGTGCTTTTCCAGTTCGTTGAAAAACATGGCAAGATTTTATATGAATTGATAAAAGATAAGGTTCATGAGAATCGCAAAGTGTTCTTTGTTTACGGAGGAACAGATACAACCGATCGTGAATCAATTCGTCACATTACAGAGGGTGAGAGCGACGCTATCATTATTGCTAGTTTTGGTACATTTTCCACTGGCATCAACATACCGTCTCTGGAGAATGTCATTTTTGCATCACCATCGAAAAGTAAGATCCGTAACTTGCAGAGTATTGGTCGTGGATTGAGATTGAAAGATGGTAAGACACAATGTAATCTGTTTGATCTTGCCGATGATTTGCACTGGAAGTCTTGGAAGAATCATACGTTAAACCATGCAGCTGAACGATATAAAATTTATGCTGAAGAAGAATTTAAAGTTAAAATAATAGAGGTGGATCTATGTTAGATGACAACGAGTTCTATATTGTAATGAAACTTACATCAGGTGAGCAAGTAATGGCTGTGCTCAAAGAAGAAGATGAGGAACATGTTCTGCTTGATTTTCCATTATGTATTAGAACGATTCCAATTTTAGAGGCAGGTCGTGAGCATATAACTGCTCATCCTTTATGTCAATTCTCCGATGATAGAACTTTTGTAATCTCCAAGCGAGACATTATGTTTGTGAAGAAGTTGCATCATGCATTCATTCCTCATTATCAACGTATTGTTGCAGAGCATGAAAAAGTTTCTTTTATCTCTAAAGATAAAACAGAAGAGTTACTCTGGGAAGATGATGTAGATCAGGAAGAAGCAAAGAGAAGAATCTTAATTCTTGAGGAGTTAGCGAAAACTCCAAAGGATGAAAGAGAAGAAGAAAGATACAGAGTCTTTATCGAAGGTAATGATACAGTTAACTAAGAGTAACGATCAACCCTAACATAGTGATTATGCCTCAAGTCAATTAAAAAAACAAATTTATTTTATCTACAATTTACAATTAAATAAGATTTGTCTTTTCGTTATGTTTGATGTATACTTATGAATAAATTGAATTAAATGAGGAACGAGTATGTATGGCACACTATGTAAATAACGCTGACTTTCTTGCAGCTATTGTAGAGATGCGAGCCAAGAAAAAAGAAGCTGAAGAAAAAGGTTTACCCAAGCCAATCGTTAGCAACTATATTGGCGAATGTATTCTAAAGATAGCAAACCATCTTTCCTATAAACCCAACTTTATCAATTATTCATACCGTGAGGAAATGATTTCCGATGGCATTGAAAACTGTCTCCAGTATATTGATAACTTTGATCCCACCAAGTCTAATAATCCATTTGCGTATTTTACGCAGATTATATACTATGCATTTCTGCGAAGGATTGCCAAGGAAAAGAAACAAAGTTATATTAAAGGTAAGTTAATTCAAGATATGCCATTTGAGATGTTTGAAGTTCAGGATGGTGATGATAAAGACTATCATAATGCCTACATGGATTTTGTTCAGAACAATAGTACCTTTGATGATTCTTGGATGGATCGCAAAAAAGAAAAAGCAGCAAAGAAAAAGATGGACAATACATTAAATAGTTTTTTGGATGATGAAAATGACACAGGACTTACAAAAGTGGATTCGTGAGTTAACAGCAGGACATAATATAGTAAGAAGATCTTTTCCTGCTCTATCAAGAAGTACAAAAAGTAAGGCTAGAAAAAGAGGTAAGAGACTTCTTAGAAAATATACATGGGATGCGTTTGATAACCAATTTGATTTGAATGAGATTATGAGCAATAATGAAAAAATATTTTTAGGTGTTTCTGATTTCGAAGACTTAGTCACAGTCGAAATTATGAAGCGACGTGTTGATGCAAAACTATCAACAGTACAACGTGAGACAACTGTTCTCTGTGATCGTCAACGATGGTCCAAGTGGGCAGAAGAACAATATAAAGATTGTTTGTTCGTTCAAAGTAATTCTTCAACTGGATTTATTATTGAAGAAGGTACTAATAATTTCATCAAGTTTGATGTAAACTCTAACTCAACCACTGTTCGTGCATTCGGTGATGCTGAATTTGCAGAAGACATGGTTGAGATTGTTGAGTCTAACTTTGATGTTGTGACATCTTATATCGAATGGATCTATAGTTCTGATGGTGGTTCTGTAAATGTTCCATTGAATCGTGATCGTCTTCCAACTGAAGAAATGTATCCATTCCTTAATGGCGAATCCCTTGGTGATTACTACGATCGTTACATGGAATCTTCTGCCAACATTCTCCTACTAATTGGACCTCCAGGAACTGGTAAGACTACATTCATTCGTGGTCTGCTTGCTCATCGCAACTGCTCTGCAATCGTAACATATGATGCTGGCATTCTTGAGAAAGATGGATTCTTCGCAAAGTTCATTGAGGATGATGCAGAAGTTATGGTTCTTGAAGACAGCGATGCCTTCTTGAAATCTCGTAGCGATGGCAATACAATGATGCATCGTTTCCTAAATGTGGGTGATGGTCTTGTGACAACCAAAGGTAAGAAGATGATCTTCTCTACCAACCTTCCAAGCATTCGTGATATTGACTCTGCTCTTATTCGTCCAGGTCGTTGCTTTGATATTGTTACATTCGATGTTCTTAATGCTGATGCTGCTAAGTCTCTTGCAAAGAAACTGAAAGTTAAATTACCAGAAGTGAAAGATACTTACTCTATTGCAGAAGTGTTTAATCAACAATCTGATAATACCAAAAAATCTAGCACAAATAGAAAGGTAGGTTTTCTTTGAACGCACATCTAGAGATGTTAAGTGATAAAGTTCGTAAAGGAGAACCAATTGGGTTTCTTGAAGCAATCGCAGTTATTGAATATCAAGAGAGGTTAAAACAGGAACGAAAAAATAATTCAATTGTCTGTAAGATTAAAAGATTTTTTGGTACTAATGGTCCAGCAAAAGGAACTCCATGAAAGTTGCTATAATAACAGATCAACATTTTGGAGCGAGGTCGGATTCAATCGCATTCTTAGACTTCTTCGAAAAATTCTATGACAATACTTTCTTTCCTGCTCTCGATGCAAATGCTATTGACACTGTTCTTGTTCTTGGCGATACTTTTGATAGAAGGAAGTATATCAACTTCTACGCACTCGACAGAGCAAAGAAAATGTTCTTCGACAAATTGGAAGAGCGAGGTATTCGGGTGCATATGTTGGCTGGTAATCATGACACATACTATAAAAATACTAATGAAGTAAACTCTCCAGATTTACTTCTAGTTGAATATGGTAACATTGATGTTATCTCTAAACCAGAAACAATAGTTATTGATGGAACATCCATTTGTATGTTGCCATGGATTTGTCCAGAGAACTATCAAGAATCATTGGATCATATTAAAAACACTAAAGCCGAAGTTTGTATGGGACATCTTGAGATTGCTGGCTTTGCAATGTATAGAGGAATGGAATCACATGATGGACTGGCTAAAGAAACTTTTGAGAAGTTTGATTTGGTTTTTTCTGGGCACTATCATCATAGGAGTAGTGATAAGCATATTCATTATCTCGGAAATCCGTACGAACTTACATGGCAGGACTATAACGATCCCAGAGGATTCCACCTGTTCGATCTTAGTACAAGAGAACTTGAATTCATTTGCAATCCTTATCGAATGTTTGAACGAATCGAATACAACGACAAAGACCAAGAACCTGTCGACTTAGATGCACTTGAACTTGAATACAAGTATGTAAAATTAGTAGTTGTAAACAAGAATGACTTTTATAAATTTGACAAATTCATTCAGAAGTTGTATAATAAGGGTTGTCATGAGATCAAGATTATTGAAGACATGTCAGAGTTTCAAGATGGTGAAATTGGTGAAGAACTTAATCTCGAAGATACAGTATCTGTTCTCACCCACTACATTGATAGTATTGAGACTGATGTTGACAAAGAACAAATCAAGACGTATATGAGAACACTTTACACTGAGGCGATCAACATTGAGGTAGTATAATGCAACAACTTAATATAGAGTATTTCTTTCCACTTACGGAACAGATTAATCTTAACTTAGATTTCACGCTAACCGAAAAGTATATTTTAGATAAGCGATCAGAGCAGGCAAAAAATTCTGTTACTAGTGGTATGTTATTGCCAGTTGGTGATGGTGGAACTATTTGGGCTACAATTTCTAGTAATATCGGTAGTCCATCTTTTACTATTAATGTTGATGCAATGCCGATTACTATTATCTCTAAAAAGAAACCCAATTTTATAATGAAGTTCATTTATAAATCTATGGGTATGAAATGGAAAGCTGAATGATCGTATTTAAAAGCGTACAGTGGAAGAACTTTTTATCTACTGGTAACTCACCGAATAAAGTTTTACTAAACAGATCTCAAACTACTCTTATCATTGGTAAGAATGGTGAAGGTAAGAGCACAATCTTAGATGCATTGTGCTTTTCGTTATTTGGCAAACCATTTCGTAACATCAACAAAGGTCAACTCGTAAACTCTATCAATGGTAAAGGTTGCGTTGTTGAGATTGAATTTGACATCAATGGTAAAGAGTACAAAATCATTCGTGGTATCAAACCCAATGTATTTGAAATCTGGCAAGATGGAGAGATGATCAACCAAGATGCTGCATCAAGAGACTATCAAAAGATTCTTGAGCAACAGGTTCTTAAATTAAACTACAAGACATTCACCCAAGTTGTTATACTTGGATCTGCATCGTTTGTTCCATTCATGCAGTTGCCAACTACTCAACGAAGAGAAGTTATTGAAGACATTCTTGACATTCGTATTTTCTCTACAATGAATTCGTTGTTGAAGGAAAGGGTACAGGAAACTAAAGATGCTATTATCAAAATCGAAAACGAAATCGCAACCGCCAAGACAAAGGTTGAATCACAAACACAAATCATCAAAACTATTTCTGAAGCAAAGACTAGTGCCATCGAAAGTATCGGAGCAAAAATTTCTGTTAACACTACTGAGATTTTATCTACAGAGGGCGAGATCGAATCTATCATTTCGGAGATCAATACTCTTAAAGCAAGCATCAATGACAAGGAAAATGTATCTGATGACATTGACAAAGCCAAATCAATTAGAAGTAAGTTGCTCCAGAAAATCGAAACTTGTGAGCACAACACAGAGTTCTTTAGTGAACATGATGTTTGCCCATCGTGCAACCAAGATATTGCAGAACAATACAAAGAGAGTATTATCAAAGACCTCAATGATAAATTGCTGGAGCAGAATGGAAAGGTTGGTGAACTCGAAACAATCTTATCCAATCTTAATGAAAAACTATCTGATATTAATAAAATCCAATCAGAAATTACCAGTAAAAACATTGAACTATCTACACGAAACTCTACGATCACCTTACTCAATAAACAAATTAAAGAGATGCAGATTGAAATCGATAGCGCAAAAACTGATACGACAAATATCGATGAAGAGAAAACCAAACTAAAAGATCTAGCCAAAGAAGCCATTGGTAAGATTGGTCAAAAGACTCAACTACAAGAGCAAAGAAATCTTGAAGATGTTGCCAATATCCTATTGAAGGACACTGGTATCAAGACAGCAATCATTCGTGAGTATCTTCCAATCATGAATAAGTTGATCAACAAGTATCTCCAAGCAATGGATGCTTACATCCACTTCGAGTTAGATGAGGCATTTAACGAATCAGTTAAGTCTAGATTCCGTGATGACTTCACTTATGCTTCTTTCTCTGAAGGTGAGAAGATGCGTATCGACTTAGCAATTCTGTTCACATGGAGACAGATTGCAAAGATGAAAAACTCTGTCAATACAAACCTACTGTTACTGGATGAGATCTTCGACTCATCGCTGGACACAGCAGGAACAGATTACTTCTTGAACCTAATGAACCAATTTGGAGACAACACAAACATCTTTGTTATTTCGCATT